AAAGTTACTTCATCACGTAAACTCATTCCGAATTTTGTAAGAACATCTCCCTGTCCACCATATCCTTCATATGTATTGACATATGCTTCTAATAAAAAATTATCATCAAATTTTGATGATGTTACTTCTTCTATAATGGTGCTTCTATTCACCATTTTTCTAGGAATATAAGTTACTTCAACTCCATAAATCTGAAGTTGTTCATTTATCAGATCTTGAACGAGTCTTTGTTCACTTTGAGTTCCTTGTAGGAAAAACGGATTTAATGCCATAACCCATCAACCTATAAAGTCAAGTGGTGGTAATTCATATTCAAGAGTCATTTTTTGCTTAATAGCTTCTATTTCCCTCTCAGCATCATCGTATATTTCACGACCATTAAGTTCTAATCCACCAGGAAGTTTTACTCCTCTAAACTTAATTAAATTTTGACCCCACTGACGCTTCATTAAAGCAGTAACATAAAGTTTCAAAAATGGATCATTATATACTCCAGTAAATGAATCTGGATCCAACATTCTCCAACACTCAAGAACAAGCATATTACCTTCTTTCTCAGCAGGCCAATCAATATCCAAATATAATCTATTCTGTCTTCTATTAAATCTTATTTGTTTATCAGTTGTTAATAAAAAATCAATATCTTCTAGATATGATTTTGTCATGGAGTATTGCATTAATTCAACTGAATTGAAATAATACAAATCATTCAAAAATAACTGATATTTAATACTAAACATTCCACCAGAAATTGAACTGGTATCAAATTTGAAAATTCTATCTACACCAATTACAGCATCTGGAACTTGTAAAAAGTTGGAAGATTCCTTCCAAGACATGGTTGTAGTACCATAACCAGTAATAGCAGTAGTAGTTCCAGTAGTAGTTACAATACCTGTTGTAACTGAAGCTCCACTTTCACTTGTTGCTTTTCCTCTATCAATATCATCTTGAGTTAACTCATACTTTAAATACATTTTTTCAACACCATCAAAATGACGATCTTGAAATAACTGAATAGCATCATCTACCAGATCATCAATTTGATCATCATCAATATTAATCTCTAATACAGGAGAACCAAGTTTCCTTAAAGAATAATCGATTAATTGTTGTCTGGTAGCTGGTTTTGCCATTTTATTCTTCGTCTATATTTGATGCTAAAGTCTCATATTTTTCTTGTAACTCCATCATATTTGCAAGAAGTTTAGTTTTTTCTTCTTCATAATCTTGAGTTAAAGTTTTAACTTTTGCTTCTAAGAGAACATTTTGATTTGTTAATGTTGCTAATCTTTGATTATACAATCCAACTAATACATTAATGTCAACATCATTTTGAGAATTAGCCATAATTTATTATTCCCAGGTACCCCCATCGATCGTATTAGACCACATGGGCTTATCAGTATATGTAGTCGTTACACTACTTGGTGTTATTGATAGTGTTGTTCCATTCTTCTTAATTTCATTAGAAGTATTAAAGGTCCCAGTAACACCAATAAGAGTCAAACTAGTACCACTATTAATAGTTGTTTTACAAACACCTTGCTGCTGACCACCACCAGCTTGTGTTATTAAATCACCCTGTGCAACACTTGCTCCAGAAGGTAACGCAAGAACAATCTCAGTACAAGCAACTAAAACTTGTGTTGAAGTATCTGCAGCAGACCAAGCAGGTGGAGCATTAGTAGATGTCTGTAATCCAGCAGATGTAAAGTATACAGCACCATGAGTATTAGTAGAAGCATCCTGATAATAGATACCCTGAACATCAAGGAAACCCCTAGCACCAGTTACCTTACTGTTTGATATAGTTGCTTCTGGAATATATGTCCAAGATCTAGCAGGAGCAGAACTTGCGGTATTTGTATCCCCATCAATATATCCAAAGAAACCAACCTTATTATTTGATACACCAGAACTCGTATTATAGTTGTATGAAATACCACGATCAGTATTAGTATCATACGCATGAGTAATGGTCAACTCTGTGGTAGTTGAAATTGTACCAGTATGAGTTACACCATTAATGAATACAGTTGAAATACCAGCTTGAGTTTTATAAGAATGAACAGTTGTTGTTCCAGCACCTGGTAGGTTTGAACTACCTGTAATAACATCACTAGTATTAATACCAACTATAGAATCAAGAGTAATTGCAGAAGAACCAGTTGATACGGTTGCTTTAACAGTTCTAACACTAGTTACATCACCAAGTTTAAATATATTTTCGTTAGATGTTACAGTAGAAGAGTTAACAGTAGTTGTTGTTCCATCTACCTGTAGGTCACCTTTAATAATAACCTGACCCTCATTACTTAATCCATCGGGATATGGGTCAATGTATAACTTATTACCACCACCAGTTTTAGTTGAAATTACGTTAGAAGAAATACCAACATTATCAACCCAAAGAGGTCCAGTCATATATACGCCTTTTTGGAAGGTCGTAATACCAGCAACTATTAAATTACCACCAACATTTAAATTCTTCTCAATACCAACACCACCTTCAAATACAGCAGAACCAGTGTCTTTACTATCTGACTCTAATGCATTATTCCAAGTCCAAGGAGTGCCAGTAACCTGTATCCTGTCTGTTCCATTCTCATCATATTCAATCGCAGTATCAGGAGCAGCTGTTCCATTAGCTCCACCACCAAATCCAATTTTGGTGTCATCTGGAATCATTATATCACCAGATCCATTTGGATTGAAAATTATATCTCCATCAGTATCTGTGGATGATAATGTATTAGCATCAAGAGTTAAATTATCTACATTCCATTGATCAACCTTTCTATTTTGATCACAAATTGCAACAAATCCATTTGCAGCAGTTGTTGGGTTTGTCTGACCTGCAACCAATCCTGGTGCAAGACTTAAAAGATCAGTATAATATTTACCACCAACTACATCTGAGTTACCACCTTGGTCACCAGCAAATAATCTATACCCAGCATTTGCCTGGGTTCCAACACCATCTGACAGAGCAAGTTCACCAAACAGCAAGGATGGTGCCGTTGTGCCCGTAGACCTTTTTACTCGAATCTTACTTGCCATGACTACCAGTTACCTCCGTTGATGTCTAAATTCTGTGTACTGCCTGGGGTTAATTCTAAAGTTGCTTCCCATTTAGAAATGGATGAATTATAAACTAGTACCATTCCATTTTGCGGATTACTGGCACTGATATCACTTAATCCTGAAACTGATCCACTTACATTACCTGCTAAAGAAGATGCAACCTTTAATGCAGGTTGTTGACCAACTTTTACTCTGATAGCAGCCATTATCGTGTCACTCCTTGTCTAACTAAAACAGATCCCTCAACAACTCTAGTAACCTCATTAGAAGGATCGGTAAGAAGAACATCATATACATAACGACCAGGCTTTAATGTTGCCGTGGTCACACTACTCAAACCAACTCTAATAGCTCCATCATCAGCATCAGTAATTGATGCTGTAAATGTAGTAACGCCAGTAGCACCAGCATGTTTTCGCATCTGGGCAGCGATGTGATAACCAGTTAAATCTGTAGCAGCGTTAGACGTACTACCTTCAATGTTAAATTGTTGTTGAAATGTAGCACCAGAGTTAATAACAAGGTTGCTTACATATACAGCTGCCATTTAATATAAAGATCGGATCTAAAATATATTTATACTTAAGTTGGATTAACTAATTCCTTAAGTAATGCTTTAATTTCTTGTATGTCGGATTTAATTCTATCTAACTCTTCTTTTTGAGATTTTTTAGATTCTCTCATTCGAATATAGTTCTGATAACCAGCAGTATCACAGTTTACAATAGCACCACTTTCTTCATCACGATATAAATCTGGTTGCCCTTCAACTTTTAACATTATGCTAAAGCAATTGCTCGCAGATCCTTTAATTTAGGTGCATATGCTTCATTTGTTCCACTCATAACAATCTTAATTACAAATCCAGTAAATTTCTCTAAATTGTCTGCAGTAAATTGATATTCTGAGAATTCATTTTCAGTATTGGATCCAACAATAGCATCAGGTCTACCACTATTCCTCTTAGCATTAATTACAGTATCTCCAAATCCATCACCATCATTATCCTTTAGATTATCATATCCTGGGAATAATTCATAATTTGAAGAGACATTCTGAGAACCTGGACTAAAGAGTCTATATAAAACTCTAAAGTCAGCAGAGGAGTGTCGATAAGCACTAACCAAAATCTTCAATGATGTTGCTGGTTGCTTAAGATTAATCTTATTAGAAATATAAATTGCAGCATGTGGATCTCCACTTAATGAATTTGCACCAGGATCTACACCATAATCATTAATTGGCTTATTCAACATATTACGCTCAAATATTATAACAGCATTTTGAGTATCAACGATAGGTGATAGATTCACATCACTTGAAGTAAATCTCATTGCTAAAGTAGCTGATTTACTCCTTGGTAAAGAAGATAAGTGTTTTTCCTCATTAATTT